CCGCCTTTTAGTCGAAAGTTGACGAAAAACGAGGCGCCAGGATGCGCCAGGATTGGTTTTAAGAGCTGCTCGAAGGTCGGAGTATGGTCGAAAAACCAGTAAAAATCAAGCTTTTTTAAGGCTTGCCAAGTTTCCACGATTGTGTTAGGATACTTGTATTAACTTAATTATGAAAGGATATATGACTACATTTAGATACGACAAAGACGGCATTAACAAAGAATTTAATATCGCCAAAGAAAAAGATATAAAACTTGGCAAAGGTGATGACAACAAAGTACACACCAACAGAATTACTTTTCTAAAAGACATGATTAAATTAGAAGATGATATGCCTGAAGTATTTGAAGATGTCAATATCAATTTTAGAAGACTATTAAATGCTTATCAATCACCTGACCCTAGAAATCATTTCTACAGGTCAGTATTTAATAAATCTTTTGAAGAGATGCAAGAAGATAGTAAACCAAAAAGTGTGAGTGATTATTCATAATGGCAATATTATACACAAACAACAGTAGTGGCTATTTCAAAAAGAATAGAAAAAAGGCAAAGAACTTGTCTGCTAATCAACTTTCAAAGTATGAAGTTGACCTTAGAAAGCACAACAAACATATGAAAAAGTTAGGTCTTCACGATATGATGTTTGACCTAGAAACATATGTAAAGTACAGACATGGTCTCCTAAAAACCAAAATCAAATCAAGAGAATTTGTACCTCTTACAAGTGTTGAACCTTATAAGAGAGAAACACCTAATTATCCTAGTTTAAGTGATAACTTTGGTAATGGTGGTACAATCGACCACAAACAAAGGCAAGAAAGAATTGAAATCTCTAAACAGTTTTCAGTTGTGCCTGCCTATAACAAAGGTCCTTATATGGTCGTAGGTAAAGAGGACTTAAAAACAGCGGGGAGAAAAGTATGAAGAAACTTTTAATAGTTGCATTTGTATTATTTGGTACAAGTGCTTTAGCTGAAGAAACGGTTACTCAAAAAGTTACCAATTGGTTTCAAACTGAGTGGACTAAAACAGTTGAGTTTCAAAAAGAAAATTGGGCTCAAGGTAAAGAACAACTTAATAAAAATAAGTTATATATTCAAGACTTATTTGCTAAGGTAAAAGACAATGTTACACAAGATTAGTGAACTTTGTGATAAAATTGATGGTATCAAAAAAGACGCAGACAGGTTGCGTGAGATGAAATACGGACCTGTCAAGTCTGATGTAAATGAGATTAACAATTTAGTTGAGACTATTCAACATCAATGTTTTATGGTTTCACAAGATAAAGAAAAATATGAAAAGATTGACGCTCTTAATATTACTGACGATACTTGTTAGTGGTTGTAGTAGCGTTTGTCAATATGATTATGGAAAATGTGAAAAGAAAATTAAAACTAATAATCCTGCTTTCAGTATCTTACGGATTATTAACGGCGTGTACGGCCAATAGGTCACAAGTCGGAGCAGTTATGGGTGGTGGTACAACAGCGGCTATGTGTGCTAGTTATACTGCTGAACCAGCTGCGATTGCAATTTGTACCTTAGGCGGTGCATTTTTAGGTGCTGAACTTATGCATAAATCAGATTATGATGTACACAATGCAGTATTTGTAGACCACTTAGATAATGGTCCTGCCGGTTCATCTTATACTAACTGGTTTAATTCTCAAACAGGCAATTCTGGTATTATCAAAACTACTAGGTCTTATACAGTAGGTCCTATTAAGTGTAAAGATTATGATGCTACAATTGATATTGAGAACAGATGGCCTTTAGTGGGTATCGGTGGTTTAAAAAGAGAAGTTGTACACGGAACGGCATGTCAAATGCCTGATGGAAGGTGGGTAGAAAAACCATGATGGATCCTGATAAAGATTTTAGAAGATATATGGTATGGACATTTGTTCTTATTTTGTTCTTAATTGCATCCAAGCTTGCCATTGCTGGTGAAAAAGTGTATTATAATGATATAAAGACTTTAAAACCAAGTGAAGTTGATGACCAGTATTGTTATGTTAAAGTAGTAATTACAGAAAAAGATGATGTTGTTACTAAAGAAGAAATTTTGGAGTGTGCAGACGGCCGTAAAAGATTTGATAGTCCTGGTTATTGGGAGATGTTTGCTCAATTCTATTACAAAGATGTCAACACACCAGAATATTGCAGGTCTTATTCCAGACCTGGACATGCTTTTAAATCGTTCGGAAAAGTGTGTATGAATAAGAACGGTGAATGGGAGGTAAAATAATGATTAGAAATTTAGTTATTATTGCTCTGGTAGTTTTTATATTTACTAAGACGGATGTTAGTGGTGCAGATGTTATTAATGTAGCACAATCCACGCTTGACAAATTACAAGAACTACTGTATATTATGAAGGAGAAAGTGTAATATGAACAAATATATTAAAACAGTTGGCCTAGTAAGCATGATTGCTCTTATGAGTGCATGTTCTAGTACCAATTACAAAATCAAGAAAGAGAACAGTAGTCAATTGAATGTTGTTCCGTCTTGGTATATGGCAAATATCAATGATACAGATGCTTGTGACTTATCTACGAACTTGATTGGTCAAGTTAAGAAAGAAGATAAGAATAAAGAATGTATCTATGGTGTTGCTACCTCTGTATCTCCAGACCTACAACTTGCTATTGAGAAAGCAAAAATGTATGCTAAGTCTGAGATGGCAGATATTATCATGGGTAAAATGAACAAACAATCAAAACAATTTATTACTGAGTTAGGAAAAACAGAAACTAAAACAGTTGTAAGTGAAGTTGAGAGTGTTCTAGTGAATGTAATCAAAGATACACCAGTTAGAGGTTATGAAATCTTTGCTCAAGATGTAACTCTTACAGAAAAAGGTTACTACAGAGCATGGGTAGGATTAAGATTGCCTCTTGGTGAGTACAATAAAATGTACAACTACAACATTGAGCAAGCTACAGATGCTTTCAATTTGAAAGAGAAAGCTAAGATTGCTTTTAAGAAAGTGTTAGAAAATGGAAACAATGACAATCCAAATTTACAGTAAACCAAACTGTACATATTGCGATAAAGCAAAGTCTTTAGTAAAGAAACTTGGTATGACATACGAAGAAAAGATTTTTGGTAAAGACTTTCAAACACCAGAAGAACTGTATGAGGCAGTAGGTAAACAAGTACGAACTATGCCACAGATTAAGATTGACGGTAATTTGATTGGTGGTTATAATCAGTTAGTAGAATATTTTACTGAAAAAGGCCTTGTAAATTTTAAAGGCGAACTAACTAATGGATGATGACAAGAATAATATTGTTTTGTTCCCAACGAACAGAATAGTAAACCAACCAAAAGATGTTGACCCTAAAGTACATCAAAAAATTGTTGATGAACAGACTAGGGAGTTTGTAGAAGGAAGTGTTGACGATATCGCTTATATGTTATTAGATAAGTTTGTACAAATGGGTGTTAGAACTAAAGAAGATAATTTTACACAAGACCTTGCTTTAGTTATTGATGCTATTAGAGGTCTAGTTTATAGAGACTTTAAGAAGTACCACCCAGCACAAGCTTTGGCAGATAAGATGGTAAAAGTAAGAGTTAGTCGTAACGGCAATAAATCGGCAAAATTAGATTATGGTACTGTTTTAGAAACAAAACATAAACCACATAAACCATTGTCAAAAGATATTGAGGACGAGGTAAGAGACTTGGCGGATATGGATGATGTATCATTTACACCAGAGTTTGACATAGACCCCGATAATGACAATAAATGAATTCAGACTATCAGACTATTATAATACGCTCTGCTAGTCGAATAGTTGGTGAACTTTAAACACATTGAAAGGAGGCCGTAATGGTCAATTATATAATGAACATGTTTAATCATAAAGGAGAAAATAACATGGCAAGAGCTAAACTATCTAAAACAGAAAAGGTAAGAAACCTTTTCTCTAAAGGTCAATCTGTTACTTGGAAAACTCTAAGAAGCAAGTTCGACTTAACTTCACCTGCTTCAATGGTAGGTAAACTGAGAAACGAAGGTATGATGATTTATGAAAATAGAACATCTGCTGGTGTTTCATACAGAGTTGGTACACCGTCAAAAG